TAATTGTTTTGGTAAATCATCCATGTAACTACCAGCCTTAACACCTCTATCTTTAAGTCCTTGAACTATGTCCTTACCAACCTCTTCAAAACTTTTCTTACCTTGTAAAACATCAACAAGATTATCACTAAATTTATTTGCAACATCATTAGTAACCCCTCTAACTTGATCTTGTTGTGGTAGGGTCTTTCTTAACGCATCACCAATAGTGGATGTTAATCCTCTTGTTAACTCCGGTATCTCTCTTAACCCCCTCGTTCCCGCTACTCCTCCAACCAAATTTTGTCTTATGGCTGCGAGGTTGTTCGCGGCTATTTCACCAGCACTCAATTGAGCTCTGGCAATATCTTCCATTGATTTAGGGGCAGATTTTTGAGCGTCAATAGCCGCCTGTAATTGTTTTTCACTTAAATCTGTTAATTTTTTATCAACAAATTCTCCCTGTTCATCCTTAACTTTTATTGTGTATTCACCACCATCACCCATCTGAGCAATACTAGCAACATACATTTTATCCTCTTCACTTAAACTACCTGCGAAAGAAATTTGTTTCATAATCTCACCCGAGTTAGCCGCAGCTAATCCCATTTTGGTTAGATTTTCATAAGACACACCCGTTTCTTTGGCAATTTCCCTTAATTGTCTAATACCACCCGGATCAATTTTGAAAGATTTAGATTTTTCATCAAAAATAGTAAATCTAGATGCAACATCAGCAATTGACTTTTGTAATCCTGCCGGATCGTTAATTGATGCATCTAATAACGCAAATGGATCTGATAACGTACCCATGGTAACACCAAGTCTTTGCATTGCAGATGCAACCTCAATAGCGCCTTCAGGATCAAATACTTTCTCCGCCAATCCCGCAGTTGCATTCATATTAACTCTCAACATCGCAGATTGTGCTGCCATCTTTGTAAGACCCATAACACCCCCCTCAAAATTATATCGACTCATCATTTCAGCGTTGTTAACAACGTCTGCCATGATTTGTTGGGTATTCATACCAATACTTCTGATATAATTTACCGATCCTTCTAAATTTTCTTGTATTTGACCAAATTGTATTCCAACATCAGTTAATGGACCTACAAACTCGGAAGGTGATTGTCCTAAAACTTTAGATGTTTCTAATAATTCTTTTAACGAATCGGATGTTGCAATTACGTTTTTCTTTGAATCTTCCGAAAGTTGACTAATAAATTTTGCAGCCTCATTTGCGGTTGCACCTAAACTATTAAAATAAGGTTCGACCGATCTTAAAGATCCTTCCAATTCACCAATTCTTTCACGAGTTTGTCCAAACTGTGTGTTCAACTTAGAGGCAAGAGCATTAATTTGCTCGAGATCCAATCTTAACTCTGTACCAATTTGTTTGTACTTGTTAAGTTGTTGTTCATAATCCTTTATCTCGTCTCTTTCATTAAAATCTTGCGTCGATTGCATCAATAGGTTTTAGTATAAATAGATAAGGGACCCATTTTAGGTCCCTGTATTATTTTCTTCAATCCACTTTTCAAGTAAAAACTTTCTAATAAAAACTGGCATTATCAAAAAGTCTTGGTAGGATATGTTTAGTAAAGAACTTAAATAATAAAATTCTTCAGTTTGTGTTTTTCTATAATCAGAAGAAAGGACGAAAAAAGTCCACCCCAAAACCAACATTAACCGTTAGTCTATCTCCTGATGGGGTGTTTACAACTCTTTCCATATCAAGTCTTGGCTCGTTGTCATCCAAGAATTTTCTAATGTGTTTAGAGTCAGCAATCATCATTGTATTAATGATTTGTGATATCTGACCTTTATCTCTTGATCCATTGTACTCAACAATTTGTTTTTCTAATCTCCACGTAACTCTTGGAGCCGGTCTTCCAACTGGATACTTAGAAGCCATAACCCTTAGTTCATTTAAATCTCCAAACGTTAATGGTCTCAATTTAACTGAAGCAGATGATACAGGTAATATTGTTTCATATAATCCTTCATCGTTGGGTAAAATACCTTTTTTAATATTTAACTCATCCAATAAAACTGTTGACTGAAACTTTTGATTTGTTGCTGGGTCCGTAGCGTTAACTATCATTTCAGGACCAAATGCCGTGTTTCTTAAAAAGACAAGTATTGCCTCGATATCTCCTTCCAAAAGTTCTTCAGGTTTAACATCGGGTTCAAATAACTTAGCCCTAATTAAAGAAGTTGTCAAATCCTCAGACCCACCCATGATAATGTTCTCATCATTAGCGGTAAGATACCCCACCTTTACTGAAGATTTTTTATGTTTGTAAAATACACCACCTGACGGTAAAGGTACCACGTCATGAGGTAGTGATATGTTTTGTTGTGCGTATTGCGCTGTTTGATTATCCATAAAAAAAACCGTGAGGTTTTGTCCTCACGGTTAAATATAAACTGACTTTACTTTTTATAAAGAATTAATAAATAAGAACACATCTGTCCATTCTCAAAGTAGTTGTGATATTCGCTAAAGCATCTTGTGAATACGATAAAGCGTTGAAGTTAACGTCTGTTAAGAAAGTTCCGTAAAGAATCCATTTCTCAACAACCACTCCTGTTGGATCCAACATTTCAAGGTCGATATCCTTTTTGTAACCCGCTGCGTATCCCATACGACCTGTAACAGATTCTGCATGTAGACGAACCCACTCCATAAGAGCTTGAGCCGCTGATGGTCCAATTGGATCACGGAATGTAACGTTTATTGGTTGCCAGTTAAATCTACCAGCAACGTAAGTAGAGGTATTCAAAAATTGAATCTCTGTAGCTCCGATTGTTATGTGAGGTCTTGCTGCAGACTCCACAAACCACTCATTAATACCCAATGTCGAAGGAAATCTCAAAATGAATCGATTCTGACGTTTCGGTTCGTAAGGTATAGGCATTTTCATCAGTAAGTCAGCCATAGTATATTATTTTTTTCTTTTTGTGTTTATAAGTATAAATATATCTCGAATAATTTTTTTCTCTTTACTTTATCGTCAAAAAAAAGTATTCATTATTTCATTCTAGATTTCTTTCCAGTACCAGTATAATAAGTTTTAACTATATTATCTGGATCTTTATCAAACCTTTTCTTCATTACTTCTACATTTCTTATATCATCATCTGAAAATCCAATTGTAGGAGTAAATTTATTAGCAATATCCTTTTTTAAGAATGCTCTTTTATTAAATAATGCCGCTAGTCCTTTTATGTAGTCAACAAATCCTTCCATCGCAGTAACTTTCGCCTCCTCAGGATTAGTTGCACCCCCCTCGTCTCCAAAAGAAACAGGATGATACTTGTTGAGTTCCAAATATGTTTTTATTAATTCATTGTCCGTCATTTCTTCTTCACCCACAAATGAACGGTATTTTCTAAGATTCTTAAGTAATTGTTCCTTACTAATCCCATTAAAATCATTTAATATGTAATTGTAAACCGCTTGTTTTAAAGTGTTAGGGTTGTGACCTCTTGCTGTGATGATTGAAAATATTGAACCATTATTGATTGCCTCTCTAAAATCATCGAAAGCAGGACCAACTTTAGCTTTCATCGCGTCAATTATAAATTGTTTGTCCCCCTCAGTTCTGAAGTTTCTAAACGGATTTTCTGCAAACCCCACAATAGTGTGTCCGTTATAATCAAAATCACTCTTTCCAACCTTTGTTCTATACTCCGCAAAATCAGCAGTCGACATACCAACCTCCTCACCGTTATCGTCCTTTAAAACAATTTCAGTCGGCATATGAACAATATTATCATCCCAATCGAATGCATAATATTTCATATCTGGAGAACCTTTGGAATCAAACCCTTCTTTAAATTCTTTCTTCATATTGGCTAAAGGGGGGAACTAGTCCCCCCAATTAATTTTAGATATTTTCAAACGTTGCCCCCGCTGGTGTGATTAAGAATTCAATATCGATGAATTCAAGAGCTTTCGTTGGTTTAAGATAAATCTTTCCTGTTAGTGTATTTCTATCAAGATCTTCAGGTGAAGATGAAACTGTCACACGGAAGTCGTAGATACCTCTGTCTCTTCTAATAGAGTCAAGGATTGGGTTAACACTATCTAAGAATTGTTGTCTTACAATCTCGTCGTTTTGTTCGAACAATAATCTTACAGCTACTGCTGAAATCAATTTACGAGCTTGAAGTAAAAG